TGGCCGTCCTCGTCCTCGCCGATCGCGATCTTGATCCTTGAGCCCGCGGCGTCGACGTCGGTCACTTTCCCGCGCCATTCCATTCCTGCCAGCCGGCGCTCCATCTCGGTGACCCGGGACATGACGGCCCGGAGGAGGTCGGCCATCATGGTCAGTCCCCCACCGGTCCGGACTGGGACGTGACGGTGTGATCGTTAAACGGCGGTATTTCACCGTCCGGCAGGGTGACCCCGGCATACGGGCCAAGACCGGTCGACGCCATTCCAGATGGGGTGAGCGCGAAATTGTCCCTGAACTGCTTCCATCCCGGCAGCCCGGCCGGCTCTGTGATTAGAAGGGCGAAGACCTGGGCCAGAACGGCGCCCTCCACCGTTGACTTCAGAGCGGTGTCAAAGAGGACCCAAGCGGCCGTCATAGGCGCCCCGAAATCCGGATCCGGGATGGTGCTCAGGGTATAGCCGATCTCGGCCGCCGGGATTTTCACCCCGTTCTCAATTTCGATCAGGATGTAGCGGACCTCCCGGTCCTCTATGGTGACGACCATCTTCCGCCAGCAGTCTGCCCACAGGGCGACATCGGCGTGAAGGGCGGCGTCGATCTGCCTGGCCACGACGTTCAGTGTCAGGCCTGCCTTTTCGGTGTCCACATCGATGATGAGGGCGTCTTCGACCTCATCGGCGGAATTGCTATCTGGCCGGACCGTGATCCGGTTAACACCTGGGGCGTTGTAGACGATGAATTTCATCTCCACCCGCGTCTTGCGACCCTGGGATGCACGGCCCTCGACGTCGTATTTGGCATGCTCCGCGTAGACGGCGATGACAGGAGCGGGATCACGCCCTTCCTTCAGCACTTCCTCGATCGGATAGACCGGCTGCAGCAGCACATCATCCCCGGCCCATGTCCGGCCCTTCACGATATTCTGCGCGACCACGCACAGTGCTTGGGCAATGAGGCTCATCAGGCTTTCTCGCAGATGCATAGGATCCGGCCGATGCCATCGTCTTCCGGCGGCCGGGTTACCTTCAGCTTCGGAATCGACGAGTTATTCACCGGCTCGATGAAGTCGCCCTGCGCAGGCCATTCCTGCCGTGTGGCGAAGAGGTGTTTGTCATAGGAGACGTGGTAGCGATCAGCACCGACAGATGGGGAGAACCCATCATAGGTTCCCTCGTCCTGCGGCTTCGCGAGGACTGGGTTCTTATCGATCACCCCGACCTTCTCGAGGCCTGGTCGGGAGCTGTCCGCGGTCCCCGCAAAGTACTGGCCCTTCTGCTGACGAATGATCATGGTGCGCTCACCATGGAAGAGATCGACAGCGGAGGAGACCAGTGCCTCAAGGTCCGCGAACAGCGTTGTCATGTCAGGCCCGCCTTAGGTGCGCTTGCCGCGCAGCAGCACCTTGGGACGGGTGCAGTAGTGCAGAACGTTGGACTGGTATTCCAGGTTCATGCCCTTGTCGTTCGGCATCCGCCACAGCTTGGCGTAGAGACGCTGGCCGGGACGGTTGACCGTCTCGATGTAGTCCGCCGGGGCATAGACCGACTTGAAGATGCCGGGCGTGCCCATGGGGACGATGTGGCACTTGTCGGTATTGACGCCGACGGTCTGGCCGGAACGGTAGTTGACCCAGAGGATGCCGCCGAATTCGAACATCCCGAACGTGCCGTTCTGGCCATTGTTGATGTAAGCGGTCCGCAGGGTCGATGCAGCCTCATAGCCCTTGTAGGTCTCCCGGACCTCCGGATGGGCGATGAGGTCGTCGAAGAAGGCGTCGCCGCAGATTGCGAGGAGGCCATTGAACGGAATTCCGTCCAACTGCTCCGCCATCTTGCGGGTGACGGCTGCGCACTGCTTGCGCAGGGCGCCTTCCCCCGGGCTGGCGTTGTCGAGGTCGAAGTCGATTTCCGCCGGGAGGGATTCACCCATCTCGGTGGCGTAGTCGTAGAGCGTGCTGCCGTCGGCATCGAGCAGCTTGGCCTGGGTCAGCACGGTGAGGCGATGATATTCCTCGGTGAGCGCGAAGCTCTGGGAGATCTCGGCGCCGCGGCCGGCGATCTTGCCCATGAAGGTCTCCACCGCGGAGGCTTCCCCGAACATGCGGGCGGCCTGGACTTCGTCGGCATAGATCGCGTCGTCGACCTGGAAGTGCGGAACCGAGAGCTTCCGCATGGAGCGGCGGTTCTTGCCGAAGGTCTTGCCGGGACCACCACGGGGCGAGGACGGGACGATGAAGACGTTCCCTTCCTTGTCCTTCTCGATCGCGACGTCGAGGGTGGAGATGTTCTGTGCCTGGAACAGCCCGAGCGAGCCGACGAAGCTCGGGATGTACTTGATGTCGCGCATCGCCGTGGTCAGGGTCGTCGTCGAAAACGCGTCCTGATTGAAGATGTCGAGGATGGAATCCATCGTGTTTTCTCCTGCAGATCGTCGTTTAGTAACGGACGATGATGTTGTTGGCGGCCAGCGCCTGGATGGCGTCTGCCTTCTGGGCGTCGGTGATGCCGGACGGCCACGCGATGCAGTTGCCGTTGAGCTCGCACATACGGGTGAGCGCGGCGGTCTTCACGGTGGCGTCGGAGGCGGTGGTGACCGGATACGGGCTGTAGGCCACCGGGACTTCGGAGCCGTCCGTGCCAGCGGGCGCGTAGGCGACGAACTGGTAGTCACCGGCATCGGCGGCCACCGCGATCGAGAACGTGTCGCCGGCGACGAAGTTGGTGGAGCCGTCGGCGATCGTGAACTTGATCTCCTTGTTGAAGGCAACGCCGACGTTGGCGGTGCCGATGACCTTGCCGGACGGATCGCGGACCTCGAAGGTGCCGGCATCTGCCGCGGGCTCAATGCAGAGAACGGTGTAGACGCCGTCCTTGACCTTCGAGCTCACAGCCGGGTCGGCGATGGTGAGGACGCCGTTGCCGGTGCCGGCAAAGGACTGCGTCACCGAGACGGAGGCAGCCACGGCGAGCTTGGCGAGAAGGCCGTTGGCTGCGATGGTCTGCGAGACCGCGACGGTGACATTGTCGCGGGAGATGTTGCCCAGGCCTTCGGACATGATGGCTTCGCCAGCCCGGGCCTTTTCAGTCAGTACAACCATGATCTGGTCTCCTTACTTGACGCCAATGGCGGCGTTGGCCTCGCCGACAGCACGGCCCCAGCCAGCTGCCGCATCGGGCTTGTTGTTGGTATTTTCCGGGGTGGCCAGGCCGAGAGCGCCGGCCGAGGCCTTGTGCTGCTCGTATTTCTTGCCAGGATCCTGCGGCTCCGGCTCGCTCGATGCCACGGGCGCCTTCGGCATGTCGGCCTTGGCGGCTTCCATGATCTTGGACGCGTCCGTACCAGAGATCTGGGTGTCGAAGGCGAGGTGGTTGGCGAGCGTCGGCAGTGACTTGCCCATGTCGGACGAGACGATGGCCTTGATGCGGGCCTGAGCGTCTGAGGTGGCCTTGGCAGCGATCTCTTCTGCGGTCGGGCCGGTGTTCTGATCGGTCATGACTGATGTCCCTTTCGATCGGTTGGAAAAGCGGCCCATGCCGCTCGGGAGGAGAGACGCAAGCACCGCCTCGAACTGACCGACCTCGTCGGCCATGCCCGCTGCGACTGCCTTTGCCCCGATTTTGACGCCGCCGGCGCCAAACTTGCTGATGACGTCCTCGGTGGAGACGCCGCGATGCTTTGCGACCGCTGAAATGAAGACCTCGGCGAGGTCATCGACCATCGTCTGGACCTGGCCCTTCCCTTCGTCGGTGTTGACGTCGGGACGCTTGCCGGGCGACTGAGAGGAGACGAACTGAACGGTGCGGACCCCGCGGCGCTCATCCGCAGCAGTCCGGTCCTGCACGCCGAGGACAACGCCGATGGAGCCGAGGAGTGCGAGATCGGAGATGACGACGCGTTCTGCGGCCGAGGCGATCCAATACCCGCCGGATGCTGCCATGCCGCTGACATAGGCCGTGATCGGCTTCTTGCCGCGGGCCGCGTAGATCGCGCTGGCGAGTTCGTCGCATCCATTGGCCTCGCCGCCGGGGGAGTCGACGTTGAGCAGGATCGACGTGATCATCGGGTCGTCCAGGGCGGCCTGCAGGTCGCGGCGCAGGATCTCGTAAGAGGTCGCGCCGCAGAACTCGACCATCAGATTGGCCTTCTTGAACAGCGGCCCTTCGACATTGAGGATGGCGACGCCTTCCCGGACCTGCAGTCGTTCTCCACGGTTCGCCGCTTTGGCGCGATATGCCTCGAGGGCCTCCGGCTTGGCTTCGTGCTCGCTGTTGAGAACGGCCAGGTATTCCTGCGCGCGCTCCTCCAGCAGTGCCCAAGGCTGGGACACCACGACGTCGAGAAATTTCATGTGGATCTCCTATCGGGCCACTCGGCCGCCGGCCGTGATGGCAAAGCGACGGGGACCACGTCCGTTTTTCGCGGCGCATTCGCTCTCGAGCTGTGTGACCAGCGCGCCAAGCGAGGAGAGATCCGGCTTGGACATCTCCACTGTGCGGTCCCGGAAGGTGACGCGCTGGACACCACCTTCGACCCGCAGCTTCATGTAGGCCGGGCGCAGCGCTGCCAGGGCGGCGCAGGGGTCGTATTCCGTGCCGCCAAACAGGGTTTCATAGTCGATCGCCATCAGCTTTCCTCGACCTCGGACTGAAGCTCGTCCTCGAGCACGTCGGCGGGGTCTTTCTCTGCCGGATCCTCGGCGCCCTTGCGCGTCGATTTCTTCCGGTTTTTGGCATCTTTCGGTTCCGTGCCGTCCCCATCCGAGGGCGCATTCAGAGCCAGTTCCTGCCCCTCCTTGGTCTGGAGTGGATCGGTCGGAGCCCATGGCAATGGAAGCTTCAGTTCCTCGGCAAGCCGGTTCTCTTCCGCCTGCTGGCGCATGTCGTCATCCCAGTCGCGGCCGTAGGAGGCCGAGATCTCCATGAGCGTGGTGGCGCCCATGTCCTTCAGGACTTCATGCGACCGAGCGGCCTTGAAGTCGTCGGCCTGCGGCTGTGCCGGGCCGGACCAGGAGGCGCGGCATGCGGCCTCACGCTTGGCCAGGAAGTTGGGGTATCCGCCCGGGAACTTGATGCGACCGGTGAAGATGGCCTCATCGAGCCACGCCTCGAACACGGTCTGGCAGAACGGCACGATGATGTTGTTCCGGCGCCGGAGCACCGTCAGCCACTCCTGCGCGCCCGCCATGCGGATCGAGGAATAGGTGGCGCCGCGGTAATCGCCCGTGGCGCTCTCGTAGGTGACCCCTGCCCCGGCTGCGATCTCGCGCATCAGCCAGCCCATGAACTGGTCGTACTGGGCGCCGGGTGCCTTGGCTTCCTTGAAGTCGAGCTCATCACCGGGGAAGAGCTGTGCGATCCTGCCGTGCTGGGTCAGATCGATCTTTGCACCGTCGTACCATTCGCCCTTCGCGGAGAAGAACTTTCCGAGGTCGAGGTTTCCGGTGTCCCCGGATGTCATTAAGCCCTCGAACCCGGCAAGGCCGGGAATGGAGGTCTTCATGGTCGCAGCGAAGATGGTCTGCAGTAGCGCGGCCGTAAGGGTGGCATCAGCGTACTGGTCGACCTGCCGAACCACTTTCAGGACCGGCGCCATCGGCGAGATCCCGCGGGTTGTCGAGATCGAGGCATCGAAGACATGCACCACATTCGGGCTGCCGTCGGCATCGAACGCGGGGATCTCGACATCATCCCAATCGAGTGCGCGATGCTTGCGCTTGATGACGTACCCAGTCGGGTATCCCCAGTCGCGATCGCACCTGACACCTTGAACGATGTTCTCGGTGTCGTCGTTCTTCTGGGACAGGCGCGACGGCGGGAGCAGCGCTACCTTGCTTAGGTATCGCGCGCCGGGCCGGCGCACCTTGGGGAGGAGTCCCAGCACCTCGCCATAGCACTTGTAGGAGGCAAACGCCGCTTGCTGCATCTTGCCGAACGTCATCCGCCCGCCGGCATCGCACTCCTGCGGCTTGTTGGCATACGAGCGGAACGCCGCCTCGATCTGCCGGCCGAGCTTGCTGGCTTCCGCCTCGGATATGTCAAGGGCGTCGGCATCGGGCCGGCTGGACAGGCGGAGGCCAGCGCCTACCACGGATCCGGTCTCCGTTTCGACCACCTTCGTGAGGAAGCCGGAGTTCTGGACACCTTCGACAGCGCGGGCAGCCGCCTTTTCCCAGTCCTTGCGGACGTCGTCCTGATGTTCGCGGAGCTGCGGGTTCCAGGACACCATCAGCGGGTTCCGCCCGCCCTGGAAGAACGCGGCCGACGGCCTTGGGATCGCCGTGGCGCCCTTGAAGGCGTCCCGGACCCTGGTCATGAAGCTCATCGGTCACCCATGGAGTTTTGAGGCAAGGCTCTTCAGGTCCAGCTTTTTGACTGGTTTCCCGCGGAGCTCCTCGTAGCGTGCGTCAAAATCGAACCGGCAGATCTTGCTGATTGCGATCGCGTAGCAGAGCGTGTCCAAGGCCTCGGCCCGGCGCTTCTGCACACGGTCGAAGCCGATGTACGGCCTGCCACTTTTGAATTTCCTGACCCGGCGTTCCGAGGTCAGCTGAAGCATGTATTCGGCGTTCAGCGAGTTGCTGAGTCTGATGGCCTGGGCGACATCGTTGCCCCTCGGCAGCACCGAGACGATATCCGTCTTCACGCTGTCGACGCCGACGATGTAGAGCGGCGCCGTGCGGTTCCGCCGGCGCTTTTTGCTGACCTCGATCACCTTCCGGGGACCGTCATCGCCCTTGATCGCGAAGATCTTCAAGCCCTGCACCTCCTCGCAGAAGTCGTAGACCTTCTGTGTCCAGTGCCCGCCAGAATCCACCCCGGTCGCCTCGATCCCGATATGACCGCCAAGAGGATGGCGCCAGATCGTGGTGAGGACCGATCGGACCTCGTCCCATGTGCTCTCGAAGTTCGGAGAGCCGTAGACGACGTGGTGACCGAGCACGTAGCGGAACTCCGGGGAGTGCCCGAGAAACGTGATCTCGATCCGGTCCGTCCCGGGGTCCACCCCGGCGGTGATGTAGGCGACGTCGGCCGGGATCTTCTCGATCCAACCGGACTTGTCCTCCTGCATCACCAACGCGAACTCGAGGCGTCGCGCCATCAGTTCGTCTTCGGAGACCTTCTCCACCGTCGTCGCCCAGGTTTTCCCGAGCACCGTGTTGAAGAACGGCTGCATTTCCGAGTCGCCGTTCTTTTCGGCGGTCTCGAATTCCTCGACCAACGCCGACCAGGACGCATTTGCGAACAGCGAGATCAGGGCATTGAGCCGGAAGCCGGCATGGCCCTTGACCTCCGGCTTTGTGATCCGCCACTCGCCGGCCTCGACCATCTCCGCCTTGTAGCGCTCATGGATCTCGCCGCCGCAGTTCGGGCACCAGGCCCGCACCGTATCCGGCTTGCCGGGATCCCAGCGCAGGTGCTCCCAGAGAAGCTCGAAGGGCTCATGGCAATGGACGCACGGGATCTCGAAGACCCGCTGGTCGGATTCGTCGTATTTTTTCTGGATGATGCTTGTGGCTTCATCCTTCGGGGTCGACCCCATGATGATCTTGCGATCGGCGAACGTGACGGTTCGCTTCTCCCCGAGCTTGATGGGATCACCTTCCTTGGTGTTCTCCATCCCGTCGACTTCGTCGCAGATCAGCACCTTGGCGGTGTGGCGCCGCAGGTTGCGCGGGGACCGCGCCGAGATGATCTTCAGCGACCCGCCGCCATTGAGCGTGCGGTGTGTCAGCGTGTTCCTGCCGTCGAGCCGTCCCTGGCGCATCGCGTTGCGCAGCGCTGGACTTTCCCGGAAGCAGGGGTCGATTTCGTCGACCGCATAGCCGCGGGCGTCGTCATCGGTCGGCACCAGCAGGATGATCGGGCACGGGTCATTGACCGCATAGGCCCCGATCGCCGCCACGAACGACTTGGTGAAGCCGGTTCTGGCCGACTTGATGACCGAAACCCTCGGCAATAGGGGATCGCCGAAGGCATCCAGAATGCCCTTTTGGAACTTCCAAGGCGTGAATTCGCCAGTTTCAGCCGACGATTCCGGCGGCAAGCGGAAGTTTTCCTCCGCCCATTTCGAAAACACCAGGTCCTCGGGAGGCATAAGGGCCTGCCCGAGCGATTTCCGCAGCCGTTGACCGGCTGTCTCAGTTGTCTTTGACATCCTTGGCTTCACCGGAGATCACAGAAGCCTCGACCTCCCTTGCGAGGTCTTGCAGGATTCTGCGCACCACCTTTCTGATGATTTCGCCATCGGCGGCGCTGAGATGAGGCAGTTTTTGCCTGATCTTGGTCGGCATACCCAGGAATGCGGCCTTCACCTTGCGGGCAAAGGCGGTCCAATTTTCGCTCACCTCGTCCAGGGAGAGCATCTCGCCGCGGCGCTCCGCCAATTCGATCTCCCGGATCTGGCGGGTGACGCGTTCCGTGAGTAGCTTTTCGTCGTTCAGCGGGTTGCGCTGCTCATCCGAGCGCGCGGCCGCGACCTCCCGAAGCTTCTTCACGTAGTTCTGGACCGAGGGGACGGTCTGGTATGTCCCCTTCTTGCTGCCGGCCACCAGAACGCCGGTGGCGGCCATGTCAGTCAGGGTCCGGATCGAGAGCCCGAGCAGGATGGCCAGATCCGTCTTGGTGCAGGTCTCGGCAATCCAGGACCCGTGCTCCGCTTTCCGCTGGTTTGCCATGGATCAAGCACCGAGCGCCCGGACAACGTGGCGCATAATCCGCTTCTGCATGTCGATCGCGGCGAACTGTGACGCCGCCTTGGTGTTCGGTCGCGTCGGCTTCGCCAGCTCGTTGGCGAGGACGGCCATGGACAGCACCTTGAGGGACTTCTTGCCGCCCCTTCGGACGACGACCTGGCCGTTGGCGATGAAGGCGCCGGGGAACTGCCGGCGGACATTCCAGCCCGTTGCTTCCGCGCCGCGCATCGAGGACACCGCCCCGCCGCGCTTCCCATCGGCCATCGGGTTCAAATCACGGACCCAAACCGGGTTTCCGTACTCAGAAAGCGGGATCGCGACGTCTGAGGTCCGCACCACCGCCTGCATCGTGGCCCCGGCGGAGGCCTTGATCGTTCTCGTCTTCGCCCCGACCCTAGCTCGAGGGACGCCGGTATATTCGGCGATGCGGACGACTGACTGCCGGCGCTGCTCCTGGGCATGTTCGTTCAAGCCCAGTGCTGCAGCCGGCCGAATTTCGGTTCCGATGGAGCTTATGAAGGTGTCAAAGCCTTGGGCTTGGTGGACCTCGACCTTGATTTTCACCGCTACTCAACCTCTTGTTGGTGTCGGCCCGGCATTTTCGGGCACTTCTGAGCGATATTTGCAACCTATCTGGTGCAAAACCGCGCCTCAGGAGAAAGCCGGGGGCCATATTCCGGCCCCGCGGCCCTTTCAGTCGTTCATGAGATGCTGATCAGCATCGCCGTCGGATCTCGAGGAAGGAAACGGAGGCCTTCGTGCCGACACCGATGGGGAGGTCGCCCAGATCCTGGACGGGCCGCTTGGTGGCGATCCGCTGCTCGGAACGGAACTGACAATTGGTCACCGCCTCGACCGCCTGGCGGTCATAGATGGCGACGGTGGTGGTCGGGGCGGCGAGCGGCGTAGCGAAGGCACCAGGATCCGCGGGGATGGATGCAGATGCCGGGAAACTGAGCATGGCGGCCGCACCAAGCGCCGCCACACAGAGCAAAGCGTATCGGATGATTTTCATTTTCTTCCCCTTTCTGAACGTGAAGGGCCCCACCAGTTTCCCGGTGAGGCCCATGGGCGGCGCCGTGCAGGTGCCGATCTGTTGATCGGTGGCGCCGTATCTTTTGCCCCAGGCTGGCTGATGCTCAGGTAGGCCGCACCTGGTTTCGCCCTTGGAGGCTTGCCTACTCCTATCCGGTCTGTGCTCCCGGAAGCAGCCACCCCTCGTTCCAAGTTTCGGGGTGGTCTTGAAATGGAGCGGATAGCGGGGATCGAACCCGCGCGCGCGGGGTGGAAACCCGCAGCTCTACCGACTGAGCTACATCCGCAATTGTGCTCCCCAGACTGGAATCGAACCAGCATCTCCGTTGCCAGGCATAATGCTGACCGGCTGCTCTACCATTGAGCTACTGAGGCAGTCTGCCGTTTCCGGCGAATTGGCTATGGGGCTTGCAGGCCTCCGCCTCTCGTTTCGCCCCGAGAGCTTACAGCGGGCTTGGGTGGTCCTTTGTGCCTCGGGCTGCAGTCGGCCTATCCTGCGTCCCTTCTTTCCGGCTACGTGATCTCACCGGCGATCGGCTCTCTGAGGGCGGGGCCTAGACCTATTCAGCTGTCATCACGGCAGCTACCGGGCTCTATCCGGCGTGTCCTTGGGCCCCCTCTGGGTTTCATGCCGCTGTTTTCGCCGAGCCCATCGCCACAGCGGAGGCTCGCGGCTCTCCTCCCTCGTATTTCACTACCTCATCACGACCTTGAACCCGTTCTCCGAGGCGAAAAAGAACGCCATCGAGCGGAACTCATGATGATGAATCGCTTCACCGTCGTGATCGAAGACGGCCCAGCCAATTTTGCCTTCGCAGATGGCCTTCCGGACATAGACCAGATCACGAGTTTCTGCCGGGAAATCAGGCGCTTCAGCCTTCCCTGCATCAGCCATTTCGTCACCTCGCCCAAAATGAGAGGGCTCCCCCTATGCAAAAATAATCTGCGGCATAGATCGTGCGGCCGCGCCTCACGGGCTTCTCGAGCTCGATACGGTCCCTAAACGCGTTTGCTGCCGCCGCTTTGGGGGCGCCTTTGAGCGTCGTCGACCATCCCGCTAGGGCTATGGCCCCTCACCCTGCCCGCCTCTCTGTGGCGCTCTGTGTGGCTCGGCCCTTTCGGGGGTGCGGCCTTGCATCCTCGAGGGGTGGCCATGCCCTGGGTCTGGTCGAG